TATATAGATGAAAAATTATTAAAATGGGATCCTTTATCTAATTATCCAGTTGTAATAGATTTATGTATAGCTAGAATGGAATATAATCCATTTACTAAATCTAAAACTATGGGATTAGATGTATCTACTAAACAAAAAATGGTGAAAATGTTAGATGATTTATACATAAATGCCGGGTGGAAAATAGAAAAAAAGATAGATGACTCAATACATGCTCATGATACTTGGGAATTATTATCACGTTAATTTTTATATCCCAAACATTTTAGTTATATTTAAATATGGAAATAAAATATACAACTTATGAGTATCTTGATAAATTATATAAAGATACAAAAATTGCAAGAGATTTTGCAATTAAAGTGCATAAAGATACTAACCATATTTATGGAAATGAATTGCCTTATGATTATCATTTAGCTTCAACTGTACAATTTGGATTAAAATATTTATATTTGATACCTGAAGATATGCATATTGATGTTATAAGTGCTTTATGGTGTCATGATACTATAGAAGATGCTAGACAAACATATAATGATGTTAAAAAAATTATAGGTGAAAGAGCAGCAGATATAGTATTTGCGTTAACTAATGAAAAAGGAAAAGAACGTTCTGATAGAGCAAATGATAAATATTATTCAGAAATGGTTCAAATACCTTATGCGGTATTTTGTAAGCTTTGTGATAAATTAGCAAATGCTACTTATTCTAAAAAAGAAGGAAGCTCTATGTTAAAAAAATATAAAAGAGAGCAACCCCATTTTGAAATAATGGTATATGATCCTTCTCTTCAACCGATGTTCGATGAATTAAACGAAATTTTAGATTAAAAACTTTTTTATCCCAGAATTTTTGGATATTTTTAAATAAAAAATATGAGCGAAATAAAACCTATTATTACAAGTTTGATCGATAATGATCTTTATAAATTAACTCAAATGCAAGCGGTTTCTAAAAAGTTTCCTTATGCAAGAGTTTCATACGAATTCATAAATAGGGGTAAAACTGAATTCCCTGAAAATTTCGGAGAAGAACTAAGAAAGCAAGTTAAACATATGGAAACGTTACGTTTAACTAATGAAGAAAAAGAATTTTTAAAATCCAAATGTTATTATTTAGATCCAGTTTTTATTGATTTATTCAGTAGTTATAGATATAATTCTTCAGAAGTAGGAATTATTCAAAAAGGGGGCGAACTTCAAATATCTATTGAAGGCTGGTGGTTTAGGACAATATTATGGGAAGTTCCTTTAATGGCTTTAATATCAGAATTATATTTCAAAATGACAAATCAAACTATTGATGAAAGAATTGATAGAGAAGAAAATAATAAAGGTAAAGCTAATGTATTTTTTCATAATTCATTACATCATGCAGATTTTGGCACAAGACGTAGATATTCTTTAGAAAATCAAATTGAAGTTGTAAAAGACTTAATTGAATATAAATTACATAATGAGTTATTTGTAGGAACATCAAATATGTATATTGCTTTTTTATTTAATTTAACTCCAATAGGTACTCATGCTCATGAGTGGTTTATGTTCCATGCAGCTAAATATGGATATACAATGGCTAATCATTTAGCCATGGAAAATTGGACAGATGTTTATAGAGGAGATTTAGGTATTGCTTTATCAGATACATTTACTACAGAAGTTTTCTTTAAAAGTTTTGATAAGAAATTTGCAAAATTATATGATGGAGTAAGACAAGATTCTGGTGATCCAAGAATTTTTGCAGATAAAACAATTGCTCATTATAAACAATTGGGAATTGACCCTTTAACAAAAACAATTGTATTTTCAGATAATTTAAATCCTAATAGCGCAGTAGAATTAAAAGATTATTGTAGAGGTAAAATTAAATGTTCATTTGGTATTGGAACTAATTTATCTAATGATATTGGTGTTAAACCTCTTAATATGGTTATCAAATTAATTTCTGCTAAACCAGAAGGAGAAGAATGGCAAGATTGTATTAAACTTTCAGACTCTCCAGGAAAATATACAGGAAATCCTGAAGAAATAAAAATAGCAAAACAAATTTTAAAAATAAAATAATATGTATACAGTAATAAATGCGAATTTTAAACAATTGGATGCATTGTTTAAAAAACATATGAAATCTACTTCATTTTTAGGTTTAACTATACCAAAATTAAAAATATTAAATTTTTCATATGATAATGAAGATGATATTGGATTTGTAACATTAGAAACAATTACTGGAAAGACTATATCATATCAACTTAGAAATGATGAACCATGTTTTGTTGAATTCACAGGATTTGGAAATATTAGATATGATACCGGGTTTATAAAAAAGGAACATATAAATATGTATAACTTGTTAAAAGAATATGGAATAAAAGCCAGGCAAAAATTTTGGAATGGTGGAGATATTTAACTTAAAATTAAAATAATATGGGATTTTTAGAATAAATAATTGGAATAACACTTTTGGAAGTGTTATATGGGCAATGTTACTCATATTAACTGTTATAGTACGGTTAAAACAAAAGATTCATATGTAGAATATTATTTAGATGCTACATATAGTAAAGATTATGAAATAAGTTTAGAGTCGGGTTTAATGTCGGGTTTAATTCATTTAAAATAAGTCTTTATTTAAATATTTAATTAGTACTTTCACTTCCGTTCAGTACTATTTTTATGGTGATAATTAAAAAGGTTTCGCTGTTTCTGTTAAGAAATTGTTAATATAAATAATGAAAAAATGAAAAAACTAAGTTTAATAATAATTTTATTTTTGACTGTAGGATTATCTTATAGTCAAGATTTTTATGAAAAAGGAAATATATCAAACGATACAGTTTTAATTGATGAAATTCAAGTATCAGGTTCTTATACAGTAGTTAAAGAAACACCATTTTCTTTTCAAAATTTAACTAAAAAAGAAATTGATTTACAAAATCAAGGTACTGAACCAGCAGTTATATTATCTAATACTCCATCAATTAATCATTATTCCGATAATGGATTAGATATAGGTTATACTTATTTTAGATTACGTGGTATCGATCAAACTCGTATTAATTCATCTTTAAATGGTGTTACTTTAAATGAACCAGAAGATCAAGGTATTTATTATAATAATTATGGTGATTTTTCTAACTCATTAAGTTCTATACAAATAATAAGAGGAGCAGGTATATCTAAAGGTGGTAATTCAACTTATGGTGGTAGTATAAATTTTTCTTCACCTGAATTTAAAGATACTTTAATACAAAATATTTCGATTAATCTGGGATCATTTAATACATTTAAATTATCAGGTGGTATATACTCTAAAGACTTATTTATTATGGTATCTGCGGCACAATCAGATGGCTACAGATATAACTCAGGTAATGAGCAATATTCAATTTATTATGGTTTAAATCAAAATCATTTGAAATTTTATGGTTTTGTTGGACATCAACAAAATGGAATGGCTTGGTTAGGTGAACCATTAGATTCTATTAAAGTAGATCCAAGATATAACTCTAATACAAAGGATGAAACGGATAAATTTTTATATGTTCATAATCAATTAAATTGGAGCAAATATAATTTTAGCATTACAGGTTTTCATACATATTTAAATGGTTGGTATGATACAGATATTGCTCATTTTGATCCTTCATTAAGTTGGGGAGAATTAATGAGTAGAATTGCATTAAATTCCAATTGGTTAGGTTTAAATATTAATTACAATATTAAATTAAATCAATTTAATAATAATTTTGGAGTAAATTCTTATACATATAATAGAGATCATACTGGTACATATAATAATGTAGAAGCTTATACAAATACTGGAAGTAAAAATGAAGTAAGCCCTTATTTTAAAACAGAATTTAAATGGAAATATATTACATTATACGGAGATGTTCAATATAGACATAACATTTTTTCATATGTTGGATTAGTACCATTTAAAACGCAAACTTATGATTTTATAAATTGGTCAACTGGATTATCAGTAAGAACTGGAACATACACAAATGTTTATTATGGATTAGGACAAACTCATAGAGAACCAACTCGTTCAGATTTATTTATGGGAAATGATGATTATGATTCAACAATGTATAATCATACTATTCCAGAATCTGTTATTGATCAAGAATTAGGTGTTAGATTTAAAAACAATAATTTGTCTATTGAATCTAATTTATACTATATGAAATTTAAAAATGAAATTGTTTTAAACGGTCAATATGGACCAAATTCAATTTTATTACATCAAAATGTAGATAATTCATACAGAACAGGAATTGAATTTTCTATTGATTATTTAATGAATAACGGATTAGAATTTAAAACTTTAGGTAATTTATCTCATAATAAAATAAAAGAAGAAAATGTATCTTTTAATCCTGTTCTGACACCAGAAGTATTATTGACTGGTGATATAAAATATAATTTGGATAAAATTGGATATATTGGTTTTGTAGTAAAATATAATGGAAAAAGTTATTTAGATTTAAGTAATGAATTAGAACTTCCAAGTTATACAGTATTCAATACATATTTAGGATTTAAAGTTTATGATTTAGATATTAAATGGAATATCAATAATATTATGAATAAATTAATTTTAACAAATGGAGTTGCTAATTACGGAAGTCCTTTATATTTTGTAATGGCTAGAATTAATGGTAATGTTAGTATTAAATATAATTTTTAATATGAAAGAAATAAATGGTAAAATAATATGGAAGAAATTTATGTTATTATAGAAGCAGGACATGAAGGTATAGAAAAATTATTATATGCAACAACTGATAAAGAAAAAGTAATAAAAGAATTATTACGATTAAAACAAATAATAATTTATGATAAAGCTAAAATGGAAAGTGTTTTATCTAAATTTGCAAATGAAGAAGATGATGAATGCAAAAATGAGTGGGATAGAATGTTAGATAGAAATGAAATAGAATGGGAAGAATATAGTAATGGAAAATATAATGATCCAGATGCATATTGTATTCAAATGTGGAATGGTACTGAATTTAAATGTGTATGTACAGATTTAAATACACAACCATCAAAACCATGGTTAATGTAAAAATAATATAAATATGAAACCACAACAAATAGAAATACACGGAACTATTAATAATCCAATAACAATTGATATTTTAGATGTTATAGATTCTTTAATTTATAAATTTTTAGGAAGTGCAAGAAATTGGGTAGAACAAAAAGACAACAAATATTATATCATGGAAAATAAACATAATATGGATTATTCAATAGAAGAAATTACTAAATCTGAATATGATTATTATATGTCATTATTACAAATAAAAGAATATACTCAAAATAAACAAGATGGAAAAAAATAAAGACATATTAATCTTAACTTCAGCTAATTTAATATTTGAATCAAATGATAAAAAAACCAGTAGTATGTGTTATACAGATTTCAGATGTTCAAGACAACAGATAAATGAATCTAATTATATTTTATATTTAGCAGATAATGGCGAGTTAAATATTTTAAAACATAAATTTCCTATTATTATAAATGGACGAAAAATTTATTAACATGAAACCAACAAAAGAAATACTTTTTTATCTAGATGCAGAATGGGTTCCATTAGCAAACACATTACAAGGATTACAAGATACTCATCCTGAAATACATACAGCGTTTTTACATCGTTGTAATAAATGGAATAAAGAAAAAAATGATAAGGGTGAAAGCGCCACATCTCCTGAATATTATTGGGAAACGCAAGCCCATTGGTACCCTGAATTATGTAAAATAATTTGTGTATCATTTGCTTGGTTTCAAAATGGAGAATTAATAGTTAAATCTTCTTATGGTTCAGACGAGAAAAAAGTTTTAGAGCCGTTGGTACCTTTATTTAATAAAGTTCATACTAAAGGATATATTCCTTGTGGAGTAGCTATAAATAGATATGATCTCCCTTGGATTTCTAAACGTATGATGGCTAATGGTTTAAAGCCATCCGCTTTAATATCTACTTATGGATTATAACCTTGGGATGTTAAAATGTTTGATTTAACTCAAGTATGGGGTCAAGGATGTTCTCAAGAAAGTTATACACCATTTGAATGGATGTGCGCATCTTTAGGTATTGAATCTTCTAAAGATGATATTGGTGGAGCTGATGTAAAAAGAGTTTATTATTCTGAAGGTGAAAAAGGATTAGAAAGAATTAAAACGTACTGCGAAAAAGATGTTAGAAAAACTGTAGAACTAGCAGAAAAATTAATTGAATTAATGCCAGATTAATATGATAAAGGGATTTATTATAATGGGTGCCAGACCTTTGCATAAAGGTCATGAGGCATTAATAGACTATGGAAAATCTAATTGTGATAAATTAATTATATTTGTCTCTGACCCAAGATTAGATAACGAAATTCCATTAAAATATAGATTACATTGGGTATTATCTACTTATTTAGATGATCCTCAAATAGAAGTTTATGGAGATTATGTAGATGAACCAATTAATATATCTTATGATGATAAAAGTAAATGGTGGGGTGAATACATTAAAAATAGATTTCCTGGAATAAATAGAGTATTTAGTTCTGAACCTTATGGCGAATTATTTGCTAAAACTATAGGAGCAGAAAGTTTTATATTCAATCAAGGTAGAAGTATAATTCCAGTAAGCGCTACTATGATTAGAAATAAACCTTTAACTAATTGGGATTTAATTAATAGTTTTGCTAAAGATTATTTTGTTAAAAAAATCTGTATTATTGGAACTGAATCAACTGGAAAAACTGTATTATGTAAACAATTAGCAGAACATTATAATACTGTATGGGTTCCAGAAAAAGGAAGAGAATTAATAAAAGATACAGAAACTTGTACATCTGAAGATTTAAAAATTGTTGGATTAGAACATGCAAAAAGTATCAAGAAACATTTAAGACTTGCTAATAAAGTTTTATTCATGGATACGGATGTAAACATAACTAAATCTTATGCAAAATATTTATTTAATGAAGATTTAACATTTGAACCCTGGATTGAAGAAGCTAATAAAGCAGACTTATATATCTACTTGGGTAAAAATGCTCCATATGTGGATGATGGAACGCGATTACCAATAGAACAGAGAAATGAATTGGATAAATTTCATGAAAAAGAATTTATGGAAATTGCTAAAAATAAAACAATAATTCAATTTAGTTGTCATGATGGTTATCAATCAAGATTTTCTAATATAATTAATGAAATAAATAAATTTATTGAAAAATATTAAAACTTTGTGCGTTAAGTTGCATATTATCAGTATAATAAAAACATATATAATAAAACACGTTCTTTAAAATATTAAAAATTTTATCTGTAGTGAGTTAATGCGGTACATCGTAACTATATCGTTCTTCGGAACAAACCTCGCTTAGGTTCACAAGCTTCAGACTATGATAGGCAAATAAAGCAAATTGCATGAGATATTAAATTTATTTAATATCAAAAAGGTAGGAAATTCAAGATGGCTGATAGGACGAAAAAATAAATCCTATACTTGGAAACGGTTGGAGAAACGTCGTAAACTCTTAGAGTAAACTATAAACACGCAAAACAGAAATTCTCAGTAAAATTATTTTAACCGTAGTAAGGAAAAATGTTACTTCGTAACTATGAAAATCCAAAAACAATTCTAACGGAAATATCTTCACCAAGTTTTACTTAGGTTGGGGCCTAATAGCTTCTCGTACTTTAATTAGACGGTATCTTAGCGACCTTTTTAGCATCGTATAAGAACCCTATTTAAGATTGAAGATAACAAGAGACAACTTGTAAAAACACATTTTTTTAAAATTCTCGGTAAACACTCTCACAAAAGCAGATTATTCTATAATCTGCTTTTTTTTCACCATATATATTCTATACTAATAATATGCATCCTTTTTTTAAAAATAGTACTAAACCATTTTTTGGTGATATCATCAATCCTTTAAGACCTAAAGTTTATACTATTATAGTGGTTTATTTAGATGGATATAAAAAGGAAATACAAGGAATAGAAAAACCTTTCCAATATATGGAAGCAGTAAAGAAAAACCCTAAAGTACAAAAATGTTATATTAAAGATTAAAATAATTTTTTTTCCCAATATATTTTGTTATATTTAATTAATTAAAAATATAAATCATGGCAAATATATTAGGAAAAACTACAGGTAGCTTAGTAAATTACGTAGTTGGTAATTATATTTCAATTCCTCAAGTTGGAATGGGTGCTACTTTATTATTATGGTCAGACAGACATGCATATACTATTCATAAAGTAGAAGATAAAAAATTATGGGCTTCTGCTGATATAGCAAAACGTATTGATATGAATGGAATGACAGAATCTCAAGATTATGATTATTATAATTTTAATCAAGAAGATGAATCTAAATGGGAATTATTTACTTTACGTAAAGATGGTAGATGGCATAAAGGTAATACACTTCAAGGAAATATATTATCAATTGGTACTCGTCAAGAATATTATGATTTTTCTTTTTAAAAAACTTTTTTATCCCAATTTTTTTTGTTATATTTAAATAAATATTAAAATAATAATATTAGATGAAAGCTAAATTAGTGAAAGAAATTTTAAACGAAGATTTAATTGATAAAGTTAGAGAAAGACGTTTTGGTATTTTAGATAAAGATGAGCATGAAGATTTTAACAAATATTATGCAATGCAACAATTAGATAAAAATAAATCTGATAATCATAATCAGGTTGTTGCATCCAAAGGAGATTTCAAACTAATTAAAAACCCTACATCTATAAAGGATTTACAACCAGGTGTTAGAGGAGTAATTTCTCCAGATGGAAATCTTTATATGGGTAATATAGCCAAGGGTATTATACATGTTGATATAATTGAAATGTTAATTGAAAAAGGTATTCTTCCTAAAGATACAAATAAAAATGGCTGGGGTAAAAAATTACCACAAGAATCAGGGTTTTTAACTGTTCAACGTTATAAAGATACAAATTATATAGCAATTGGAGAAAGTAACAAATTAATTTATGACGAAGCTGATTGGAAAGAAAAAATCAAGTTTTATAATGAATTTTTACAAAAAGCAAAAAAACAAAATCCAAATTTAGTTTTTACAAATAAATTAGTTGGTATTAAAATATTTAAAAGAGCAGGGCATGATGAAGAAACTGCTCCTCATAGATTATCTGAAAATTATGATGATCAAAAAAATTTAATGATTAACTTTATAAAAAATAAAAAAAATGGGATTTAAAGTAGGTGATGAATATAGAACAAATGTTTTATCTCATAAACCCGGAGGTTATACGGTAACAATAGTTTACCACAATGGTAAATCATTGGATTATAACAAAATAAAATTTCCACAAAAATATATTAATGCTGCATTAGAAAACCCCGAAGTTAAAGATGCATATATAAAATATTAATTGACATTATTATTGAAACCTTGAAAGTTAAACCCACAGGGGATTTGGGACCAGAAAAACGAAATAGGTTAACCACACCCTTATAAAAATAAAGGGAGGGACAATAATAGTCTCGGTAATAATCTGGTGATCATCTTATTATGAAAATCAGTGCCAGAGAGGTGAATATAATAATGAAAATTGATACTCTTTTCATGTTTATGAGTTAAAAAGATAAATCATCAGGGCTACTACAAATTGTCGATAATAGTATTAGCCTAATGCGGTCTGAAGTTCGCTAGAGATCACACAACTATGGTCTATAATCTTCAGAATCGATTGGAATTAGAGGATGGTTGTAATAATATAATGTTTCTTATACAATCTAATTCTATTATATATTTACGACCTATATAGATAGCATCTAATGTGAATCTGTTTATTACCTCGGATGGGATGAAACTGATAAATGGTGTGCATTAGATTTTTTAAATTAATTTTTTATATGGAAGATCAATCTTTATACAGTAAAAATCCAGATTTAGGAAAAACTCCTGAATTATTTAGAATTTACTATAATCCTAATCAAATGACATTTAATATTTTTCTTTGGATTGAACAATATGCGATGAATCAAGCCAAAATAAATCAATGGAAAATATTTAAAGCGTTGAAATCAAAAACAATGAACGATACGTTAATGGTATGTAATAATTAAAATTATGGAAGAAACTACTGAAGATAATAATTGAATCTATCAAATTAGCTTTAGATGCAGCTAGAAAATATAGTTTGGAAATTGAAGTATTAGCTTACACTTTCAAAGCTTTAAAGAAAGATAATACTATTACAATAACAGAAGCTTTAGAACAAGGGTTAATAGAATGGGATGTGGATTATTAGAATATTATTGTGATAATGCAAGACATTTAATTTGCGTGCCTTATTCTATAGAAAATTTGCATTTAATGGCAAAGGATTTGAATATTAATTTATGTTGGTTTCATAAAAATCATTATGATATCCCATTACAACGGATAGAAGAAATAAAAGCTAAATGTAATATAATTACATCTAAAGAAATAGTTAAAATCATAAAAAGTTAAATACTAAGGTTCACAAATGTAAGCAATTAATAATAAGCGCATGTAAGGGGGTATTTAACTTTTTTAAAATAAATTTTTTTATCCCAAAACTTTTTGTTATATTTATTTAGAATTAAAAATTAAACGAAATGGCAAAGGATAAACAATTTGAAGCAGAATATAAAGCCGAGCGTTTAAGGAGAACTAAGGCTCGCAAAAGAAAAAGAAAAGATAAAAAAGGAAGTCATTTAGATTGTCCTAAATGTGGACACTATGTTGGGTATTATGTTGGGTATAAAATTAATCCATATTATAAAGAAATGAATGACATGGAAATAAAAGAACGGATGTGTTCAGATTGTTATGATTCAGCAGTTGGAGATATTTAGAAAATTAATATTGCGAGTTAGCTCAGTGGTAGAGCCAAGTGTCAGGGGTTCGATTCCTTTATTCGCTACTGAAATAATATTTAATAATCGTAAAGGCGCAGGAATCAGCCTTTGAAATAGACGACACTGAACGATGTAAGACGAAGGAACAGACTTAGGGTATAAATAGCGATAGCAATATATGAGCTTGCCAAAGAGAAATGCAAATACTTATATTAAATATTGTTTTAAATTAAAAAATTAATAAAGATGGAAGAAACGATTACAATTAAAAAATCAGAATATGATCAGCTATTAATTGATCAGCGATGGTTAAACGCACTGGAACAGTGTGGTGTAGATAATTGGGATGGATATGATTATGCCCACGAATTAATTGAACAATGGGAATCCGAAGATAATAATGAATAATGGAAAGAATAATAGCTGAATATACTCCAGCAAATAGTAGAAATCTTGTATATAAAGGAACATTTATAGTTGGAGATACTATTAATATTGGAGATGAAATACTGGTTTTCCATACATGTAGAACTTGTAAAGCTAATATTTTAATTAAAGTAATAGATAAAATTGTTGCATATTATTTTAATGATATTCCTCAATATGATTATATTGTAGAAGGTGGTTCTAGTTATAAATGTGATACGAAACATATAAGTCAATACGATAAAATTATAAGAGAATGTACAATGAAATAAATAATTGAAAATAAATTTTTTTATCCCAAAACTTTTTGTTATATTAGATATATAATAAAAGAATAAAGATTCCGGCGAAAAAGGGGCTGATAACAACTTGTAATGATGTTGATAACCTACGGAATCTTTTTAATATAAATATGGCTAGAAAATATAAGTATAGTTAAAAGTAAACGAACCTGATGATTCTGCAAAGAACCAAGGACAAAATTCTCAGGTTATCATATTTATTTTAATTTTAAAAATAATTGAAAATAAATTTTTTTATCCCAAAACTTTTTGTTATATTTACATATAACATTAAACAAAACAAAAATTGTGCATTAAGTTGCATATTTTAAAAAATTAAATAGATATATATAATAAAAGAAAATAAATTTTAATAAATTCAACAATGAAAACTGTAAAACATATCGCACGTAATTGGAACATGGCCATTGATAATAGAGGAGGCAATGTGAAAGATATGTTTGTACCCATTGAAAAAGATTTGGAATTAGGCTAGAAATAGTTTAACAAAAATTAAAACAATGGGGAACTTCAAAAAGGTTTCCCATTTTCTTTTAATAAAGTTCTTTAAAATAATTTAGGCGTATGGTGCAACGGTAGCATTACGGTCTCCAACACCGCAGATATGGGTTCGAATCCTATTACGCCTGCAAAAGTTGCCTTTATAGCTCAATTGGATAGAGCAATGGATTACGAATCCATAGGTTGGGAGTTCGAATCTCCCTGAAGGTACATTTAGAAACGAAAGTTTCTAAGTTCTTTGACGTATTGGTTTTTATGTACTCGTGGCCGAGCGGTAGCGAAAGCGAGAGGCACTATGCTTTTAATATAGGTTACGGGGGTTCGAATCCCTCCGGGTACACAAATTGGTTTAGAAATGACGAGTTTCCAATTAAAATAAAACTCTTATCCAGGGGTCGCATGTACCAAGGCGCGGCGATGGACACTTGCAATGTCTATGTGGTGGGTTCAATTCCCATCGATTCCACGAGAAGAGACTGTTATATTTTTATAGGGTTCCAAGTTGCAACTGCATAGAAAATAAAAATTGGGCTGGTAGTGATAACGGCGAGCACGGTAGATTTGCATTCTACAGGTCAGGGTTCGATTCCCTGTCGGTCCACTTCGAAGGTTTTTACTAATTTTTTCCTGGGGATTCACCTTATTCATCCGAATATTGTAAATAAAATTAGCATCGGGTCTGTGGCTTAGTTGGTTAAAGTATCGCACTTTTAATGCGAGGATCGTGGGTTCGAGCCCCACCAGGCCCACATTTATGTTAAAATTTTTAATCAAAGTGAGATATATAAAATAAAACCTATGAAAAAATATTTATGTATATCTTGTGGGGATAATTCAAATAGTGGACGTTCTAAATATTGTAAAGAATGTTCATGTTATTGGAGATCAATTGAATTATATGCTAAATTAGGAATTAATGATAATAATTTAAAAATTGCAAATCATAAAACTATTGAATTATTAAAATCTGAATATTTTATTAATAAACAATCTTTAGTTACTATTAAAGAAAAATATAATATACAATTTAATACAATTCATAATTTTTTTAAGAAAAATGGAATTAAATTGAAAAACAATTCTTTTGCAAACAAAGAATCTATATTATTAGGTAGACAAACTCCTGAAAATAATTTAAAATATTCAATTTCAGAAATACATGATACTTGGAATGGTAAAAAGGTTTATTTGAGAAGTTCATATGAATTTGATTATGCTAAAATACTTGATGATTATGAAATTGATTATGAAGTAGAATTTAGAAGAATTGAATATTATGATTCGGTAAAAGGAGAAAATAGAATTGCAATACCAGATTTTTATTTGCCTAAATTAAATATGATAGTTGAAATTAAATCTAATTATACATTAGATTTACAAAATATGAAAGATAAATTTAAATCATATAAAAAATTAGGGTATAAAACTAAATTAATATTAGATCATATAGAATTTAAAATATAGTTTTGACTGTTTTTCCTGAAAAAACCTTCACAAGCGGAATTAGTATAACGGTTATTATGCCAGTCTTCCAAACTGGATATGAGGGTTCGATTCCCTTATTCCGCTCAAAATCGTAGTAACAAGAATGGAGTTCATCGTAGTTTAATGGTTAAACATCCGCCTTCCAAGCAGAAAAATCGGTTCAAATCCGGCATACCTCCTCTTAATTTTCTCGATTTAAATATTGCGCAGCCTTCGGCAAGGAACTCGGTCTCATAAGCCTTGTTAAATGAAATCGACATTCATCTGCGCAACAACAAAAATATCGCGGGGTAGACTGGAGATGGTTCCAGCTCGGGCTCATAACCCGGTCTACGTTGGTTCGATTCCAACCCCCGCTACAAAATTAACAAATAGGTACGAGGTGTTGGTGGTAACATAGCAGACTGTCACTCTGCGGATTGCGGGTTCGACCCCCGTGGTACCTGCGGTGAACATTTTTGTACTTTCTTGGTAGATATATAAATTAAAACCTATATCATGCCAAGAAAGCCACATAAATTTCATTACATTTATAAAACAACTTGTTTTATTACAAATAAGTATTATTATGGAATGCATTCTACTTCTAACTTAGAAGATGGATATCTGGGATCAGGTAAGCGTTTAAGATATTCAATAAGAAAACATGGTGAAGAAAATCATAATAAAGAAATATTAGAATATTTATCAAATAGAGAAGAATTATGTAAAAGGGAACAACAAATTGTAAATGATGAATTAAGACTTGATCCATTGTGTATGAATTTGATGAATGGAGGTAAAGGTGGTTTTATTTCAGCTGAACAACAATTGAGAAGAGCAAAAGCGGCTTCAACTAAATTAGTTGAGTTAAGAAAAATAGATTTAAACTTAGATTTGAGATTAAGATTATCTGCATCTAAAACAATGAGTATTAATCATAAAAATGGATTAATCAAATATAATACGTTCACTGGTAAAAAACATTCTAACGAAACTAAAAAGAAAATTTCATTATCTAAACAAAATAAACAAAAAGGAGAATTAAATTCCCAATATGGAACTTGTTGGATAACAAATGGTAAAGAAAATAAAAAAATTTATAAAAATGATATTATTCCAACAAATTGGAAACTAGGTCGTAAAATGAAAAATATTTAAAAACTGGAATTACAAGTGTTTGTCCTATCCAGAAATACACTATTCCATAGCGAGGAATACTTAAGAATGGGCAACTTAAGGTGATTAAATTATTTGGTCCTATGGGCCCCGAGGTATGGGGAACTTGGCTGTCACCCATGTAAAATTGACGGATCGTCACCGTCTAGGACCGCCCTAAAAATAAAACATTTATCGGAAGGTAAATGAAGCAAGATTATCCGAATACGTAATAAGAAAATCTTGCAAGACTCATAGTTTATATTGGTGTGAATGCCTCCGTGAGCGAGGTGGTTGTTGGTTCGAATCCAGCGGGGTCTGCTAATTAATAGTAACAAAAAGAATTACATCGTTAGGTTCGAATCCTAAATTTCCCGCTACTAAATAAATTCGGGAAATTTGCTACTTGGGTAGCATTCTTTTTAATTTTCTTTAATTTAATAAATGGGAATATAGCTCAGTAGGTAGTAGCAAAAGTCTGTTAAACTTTAGGTCGATGGTTCGAGCCCATCTATTCCCGCAATAATGTATCTATGGCCTGAGTGGCGAAAGGTCCAGGC